TTACCAATTATAGAACACATATTGTCTTTTTATGCAGTTCCTGTATTTAAGAATATTAAACACCCTCAGCAGCAGGAGGTGGTGTAGTTTCATTTTTCTTACTTGTTAGTTCAATAAGTTGACTGCCTGTTATTAATCCCAAACAACACAAAGCAAATACCTGCCACGAATATAAAGCGTGTAATTGAGCCGATTCTGGTAGCTTGTGTATAGTTATGTAAATAGCGGTTGCGATGCTTATAAATGCACTTAAAGCACGTTTAGACCAACCATCTTTTGCATTATTAAACGAACCTAATAAGTTCTTTATTTGCAGGAATATAAATTCGTAGATTCTTCTCATCTGAAATTATCGTTAAACCAATTCTCAATAGCAATAAAAATAACTGCTCCAATAAATGCAACTACTGATACAATTAGGATTATTGTTTGGAATAGTGTCATTAGCTACCTATCTCAAAGTGCATCCAATCGTAGTTCTTTTCTCTACCTAAAGAAATAAAACCGTGCTTATAAAATATATCAATCATTTCTTTATACTCTGGTCGAGCAAATCGAGCAGTTGCACTTGTTTCTTTTAATTGATTTCTTTCGGGGTCTAAGTCAATTGCTAAGCCCCAAGAATGTCTGGAATAGTCCGAGCCACCTCGCATTTGTCTAAAGTTAAAACACCCTCCAAACAAGTCTATTCCCAACTCCTTAATCTTAGGATATCCGTAAACTTTTAATATCTCGCTAAAAGCTGCGATTAATTTATCGCTAATTAATTTATGACAAGTCATTTTATTAACAACCGCTTTAGTGTCCCAAGCCAAACGCATAGGATAAGGCAAAGGTATTGTTTCCAGATAGGCTTTACCATCCATTGTTGGAGTTCCGTACTTAGCTGTTATTTCTTTTGTAGTTAGCATAATTAGTTTATATAAAATTTCAACACTCCGATAAAAATAATAATAACAAACACAATGGCAACTGCATTACATATCTTATCTACTTGTTCGGGTGTTAGTTTCATTGTTAATTGTGTTTATCGTCTATTCTACTTTCTAACTTGTCAATCTTTTTATTAATGTCTTGAAATAAATCTCTCAGCATAACTGCATTTGCTTTGTTATTGTCGTTGGTGTGATTAATTCGCTCCAAAAGAATTGCTTGATTATTATCCATTTGCAGCTTATGTGAGTTCCAATATTTCTTTGATTCCATTTCTACAAATTTAATTTCATTTTTTAAAATAGTTAATTCATTCATAATTTTAGAAATATCAGTTTCTTTGTTTCGTGTGTAATAATCGTAAATAAGTTGGTGTTGACTATACATTGTTTTAAAAAACCAAATTAGAAACGCAGCAAAGCTAAGGATTAGCCATATTGATACATCATTAATAGTTTCCGAAGCCGATTTCATAATTAATTAACTTTTAAAATGTAACCTATTCTAATATCTGTAACTGCTATTCCATCTGAATAAGCATAAAATTCCACTAATCCATCTAATTCGCCACCATAATAATAGATATTATATTTGCCCGATTGCATTTGTTTTATTTCGTATTCTTTCATAAATCAACTATTAATATTCGTGGTATATTCTAAACATTATAAAACAAGCGGTTGGATTAGTTGCCCAAGCTGGTGTGTCTATTTTACAAATCCATTCGTCAGTTGCGTTATTAGCAACCGAAATATTAAATACTGCCGAGTAGGTAAAGTTTGCACCACCACCGTGAGCAATATTACCTAATGAAGTATCTGTTGATGTTGTTTGATTTCGTAAATAAACCGCTATATTTTCAGTTGATGCAGCATTATTTGAAGTCAAATAAACTTGAACTTTTTTAATAGTCCCTGCGTTTTCAAATATAAATCTTTTTTGGTTTGGAGAAACATTCCAAGTTGAATCCCAAGGACCTACATAATATGTTAAACTATCGGCTGGATTAGTCGATGTACCGATGCCCGAATAAATAGATTGTCTAAGGTTTAATTGAGTTTGAATAGCACTTGTAACACCTTTAACGTAACTCAATTCCGTTAACGATGGATAAGTCGCAACCGCTAAAGATGCAATCGTAGTAGCCGAATTACCGTAAACAAGTTCGTTTGTGGTTAAGCCGCTAATGCCACTTGATGGTGTTACCCAGGTTAATACACCACTACCGTTATTAGATAAAGTTTGCCCTGATGTTCCTTGTGCTGTTGGTAATGCAATTTCATAAGGCGTGGAAGTTACCGCGCTTCTTATAGTTACTAAATTAGCATTAGTGGAATTGTAAAAATTAATAGCCCCGTTATAACTCGACGGAGTTCCTGTTGTTATTTCCTTAGTTAATTCTATATTACCAATAACCGCTAAGGCATTTCCAAAGGTCTCAATTGTAACGCCGCTATTTGCATCTGTAAATTGAATATACCTCGTGCCTGTTGGATTGGATATAATATCGGTGTCCGCTACTAATATATCAGTTCCACTTGTGTTATTGCCTAAAACTAATGTTTGAGCAAGTGTTTCGTTACCGCCTGTAGCTGGTGTTGTCCAACTTAATGTTGATACGTTTGCTACTGGAAGAGATGCTGTTAGTATTTGCCCCGCTGTTGGGTCTGTTATTGGTAAAATGTATGTTATATCGTTTGCTGTTATCCCGCTTTTAATTGTCAACGCGAAAGCGTTTGTATTATTTAGTAATTCAATAAACCCTGTTATAGATGATGATGTACCTGATTCTAACCCCGCTTTTCCAACAAATTTAGACATAGAGTGAACTTCGTTTCCGTCTGTTCCAATCTCTATATTATTTGATGAGTTAAATGAAATATAGTTAAACCCATCTTCATTAGTTACTCTATCTCCATCGCTTACAGCAATGTCAGTCCCGTCGGTTATATTACCTAAAACTAATGTGTCGGCTAATGTCCCCGCGCTTCCGCTTACAGCAACCCACGTACCATCACCTCTAAGAAATACAGTATTGTCTGCCGTGCCTGTACCTAACTCGTCTGTAGGCACTAACCCATTTGAACCTAATGTAGCAACACCATCGCTCACTCCTTTTTGAGAAAGCGGGATGAAACTACCTCCACCACCACCAGAACCACTACCAAAATTAGCAAATTCCCACGCATTGGTAGACGGATTGAAAACTTTTAAATGCTCTGCAAATACAGTTGAAACTATAGTAGTATCATACCAATAAACGCTCGTATTACTCGGTGCTGTGTCCGAATAAGCAAAAGCTAATGCGGGTAATATAATTTGATCCGCCATTTCTTATTGTTATTTTTGTATTGTTATAGCGCAATTTGATGCTGTAGCATCCACTAAAATAGGGTCAACAAAATCAGTTAATGAACGTGATGAACCCCAAGGTTGCTTCTCAAACGTAACTGCTTTTTGTGTTGTTATAACGTTTTGACCATCTATTGTAGCTGTTCCCGCGCCAACATTTAATACTTCTATCTTAGTCGCTTGGAAACGCTTTACAATTAAAGGTGTTCCTGTAGCCGCTACATCTGTAGTGAAAGCCGCGTCTAATGTCATTTCAGTATCGCTAACAATGTTAACAACTTGTCTAAATTCAGACTTTGCTGCAACATACAACCAATCGAATGGTTGAAATTGAGTAGTGAATAATGTTCCAGTTCCTATAACTTTTTTAGCTATAGTTTCAATTGTTCCTGTTACAGAAGCTGATGCTGGAACCGTTTGTTTTGTAGTCTGAACGTAATATATGCTATTGTATGCCATCTTTTGTAAATTTTAGTAAAGTTATTATTTTTTTAGTTTGTTTTGATACCCAAGTCTTTCTTTTTTTCCTTTATAGCCTCTATTCTATCATCAATACTCATGTTTGGCGGAAGTTTCTTTTTGAACTTGTTTAACTCTAATTCTTTCTCGGCTATTTCCCGCGCTTTATCCTCGTCAAAATTATTCTCCTCACCATCTTCATCGTGAGTTAATTCGTGAACTTTCTTTTTAATAAAAGCCGCGTCTCTCTCACTTGTAATAGCTGAAGATGTTTTTGCTTTTAAACCTCTATTTACCCACGCAACAGCGGGAATACCGCCAGTTAGATAAGAACCTAAATATAATCCTGTTCTTGCTATTATTAATTCGTCTGATAATCTTGCGTCATCGTCGGATACCGCGGAGCTACCTAATCTCGTTAAAGACGCTGCTCCTTCAGCTATATCCGATACAGCCGTACCAACTCCTGGTGCAATGTTTTCTAACACATAGTCAAATTGGTTTCGCGGGTCTTGTTTGCTACTTGACGGTATAATAGGTTTTATGTACATTGCCTTCTTGGCAAACTCACTTGCTGATTTTACCATTTCATTATCAGGATCAGCTTCAGTCATAACACCTAAGCCTATAGATGAAACTAATCTGAATAAGTTTGAGTATTTACCCAAGCCCATAGATAAAATCGTAGCCATCATTGAATTTCCAAAACCTTCTGCTGTAAATGGAGCATAAGCTGATTTTCCAATATGCTTATACCAAGCTACGCTAAACTCATCCTCTTCGTCATCAAACGCTCCTTTTAATGCTCCCGAAGCAGCCATTGTTAATAAGGAGAAAGCGTAGTTGGAAGCTATCAACCTTCCTAATTGCCCTGTAGCCTTCGCGTAATTACCCTCAGCCATATTCTTTAATGCCATTCTTGACATCATAGCCTCGTTCGCCGCAAATGAGTTCATATAACCCATTACTTTTGCTGTTGGACTATTTCTTGAAATTGGTTGTGATAAAGGTGTTATTTTAGTATGTGATGGAGCTACAAATCCTGATTGAGCATTAAAGTACATGTTCACGTCTGATTCAGCGTCCATTGCTGATTTAGATATTGCATCTTCATAGTTTTTTCTATAATTAGGATCGCTAAACATTGCTGGCTGGAAATCTACCCCGGCTTCTTGCTTAAAAGTATCGTTAAACTTGTCTACCCACATTTGCTTTGCATTTACAGCATCGGCAAATTGCATCATAGTATTGTTCATTTGAGCAAGTTTCGAGTGTCCAATATCACGGGTTTCCATTGCCCATTTACCATTCTTTAAGAAAACTGAACTTCCTAACTCATTTGTAATAGCATCCCACATAGGAGCTTCTTTACCAGCAAATGATGTGGGTATGTTTAAGTTACGAATAGCATTTGAAACACCCTCTGTAACTATTCTCGTTGGGTTTGATAGGGTTAAATTCCTCGACGCTTTTAGTATATTGTTTATGAACGCCATATCGGCTTGTCCCAATTGGAATTGAGATGCTAATTCTTGACGTAATCCTTCCTCTACAGCGCCTTTCATTCCTAAAACGCCTGTTTGAACTTCGGTATTTCCTTCCTTATTAAACTCCTTACTTGTGTTAGACATTGCGCTCATTGAACGCTTGATAGCATCAGTTAAGTAGAAATCTTGATTTACTTGCCTGTTGTGCTTTCGTGCTACTTGCTCAAGGTTAAAGTTATAGTAATTAGTCGCTGATTCTGCTCTTTGTTTAGTTGCAGACGCTCTTGTTCCTATTTTATTTCCTGTAGGTACATTAGCCATTGATAAAGCTGAATTAGCTTCCTCAGTATCTTTGTAGTCAGACAATACGTGTCTTGGCCAATAGTTTGTTTGTTCGTTGAAAGGGTCTCCGCGCTTTTCAGTCATTATTTGAGCCTTCTCTTTGTTGTTTTCCAACATCTTCTGAAACTCTGTAATAACATTGCGCTCCTCTGGTGATAAATTTGCTATTGCTAAATTCGGGTCCAACACACCATTAACCATTGATTTTGATAATTCAGCATACGCCTCTTTATCTAATTTTAGTTTCTTAGGGTCAATACTCGCTATCTTTGTTGGATCGCTTAGTAATTTGCTGAATAAATCCTTGTCCTTATCAGCCAACTCATCCCATCCGGTAAAGTTTGATTGAAAGTCTAACTGAGCCATTATGACACCCAGCTTACTCATTTTTCTATTGTAAGAAGTAGAGTTTTTATCAGACAACCAAACTTGGTACTTTTTCTTTAATCCGTTCAACGCCTCTTGCAGTCCTTTTATGTCTTCGTGAGATTGTTTTTGAGACTCTACAAATCCTTTGTGTATGTCGTAAATAACCTCGCGCCATACCTCTTGGTTTTCTGTAGTTCCAAATACACTATCCCAATATTGTTTACCTACAGTAAGTAAATCTCTTTTTACCTCTTCTGCGTTTAACTTATTAGGATTAGCTATTATTTTGGACAACTTTTGTCTAAATGGTTTTAGTCCGTTTAATGCTATAGCTGCTTTACTTATGCCTTTGTGTAAAATCGCGGCTTTCTTTTGAGATGCAATCTTGTTATTCAAGTCGTACATCTGCGGTGGTATATAACCAGCGGCAATTTCATTTCTCACATTGGCATAAGTTAAAACTTCAGCAGGGGTTAAACGCATTATATCTGCGTCCGTCCAACTATCAAATTCCTTTATAGAGAAATATCTTAACCCAAAACCTGTTGATTTAATAGGTGTTTTCTTTGCCTGAATAATCGTATCCTCTTTTAGCTTTTGAACTTCTTTCTTTAAATCTTCACTACCTAAATTGTCGTTAGACATGCTTGGTAATTCATCATTAATAAAATTAGTAAGTTCGTTTATAGCTGTAATATCTTGCCTTTGGTTTGCGTCTGCTAATAATTCCGCGGCTCTTGTCGCTATAATTGACAACTCACGCGATACTTGTTTCAAACCATTTAAGTCAGTCAACTTGGTTTTAAGTAAGTCTTTTATGTGTTGTCTTAGCTCATCTACAGTAGTATATTGACCTATTACAGCACTCATTCCTGTTACTCTACGCAACTTAGCTTGATTTTTAAATGACGCTAATTTAGGTAATAGGTTTTGTGCTTTTTCTGTGGATTTTACCCCGCGTTGCGCTAATCCTTTTAGTGCATCTAAGTACTCATCAAGTAACTTCTCATTAGATTCAGCTAATTGCTCTACATCTACATCTAAAAAGTCTTTTATGTCTTTTCTTATGTTTGTAAATACACCTGTTTTCTTACCTACTTCAGACTGTAAACCTTCTGCTTCGGTAATTTTGTTAATCAACTCTTGTTTACCTATTAACGCTTTTGCGGTTCTAATAAATTGTTTTGCGTTGCTTTGGAATCCCGCTTTTGCTGCTGCTGATAATAGTTTTATAATTCTTTTTTCTGATAAACCATGTAGTCTATCTTTGTTTGCATCTATGAAATCTAATATCGCTTCTTGTACTTCTACGCGGCTTTTCGCTTCGTCAAACTTAGCTTCTAATTCACCGAATACAGTATCAATCATTTCTTGGTAAGCCGCGTTGGCATCACCAATATCAAGCATAACATCATCGTAAGACTTAGCGCCTTCAGATAGTTGTTTGGTTAGTAATTGCTTAATAGCGGCTTCGTGTAATGCAGTCATATTAGGTTGAGCTAATGCTTTCAACTCTGCTTTAATATGCTTTATGGCAATCTCCACGCCTTTAGCAATTTTGCCTGTAGCTATAACTGTTTTTGCTCCTAATTTTAAAGCTGCTTTTATAACTTGTGGTAATCCTGGGAAGGACATCATGCTTGGATTTTGCTTAAAGAAATCATCCACGCCTTTCTCAAGTTGTTTTCCTATTTCTTCAGTTCTTTCCCCGAATGATTTTTTAGATAAAGCTTTTTCGTCAGAAAACAATGGCATTCCTTCCTTAACGTATTTTTTAAGTTCGGGCGTTATGTCTATGGAGTGTTGGGTACTCTCTTTTGCACTTGATTTAATATCTTTTAACTCATTTGTTTTCTCAATAATTTCCCTCCCTAAAACTTTAGCTCTACCATCCATATCGTTAACAGAAACGCCTCTTTTTTCAATGGATCCGTTGTAATACTCTTTCCCGTTAAACTCTACTTTTCTAAAGCTAAAAATAGGGAATCCTTCTGAATTAGTTGAAACATCAACGCCTTCTAATTTATTAAATTCAATTATTTTTTTATTGATTTCGTTAATAAGTTCTTTTTCATTGCTTCCTTTACCCTTATTAATCTCCACGGTTTTCGGCTCTTGCTTAAACAAACTCTTAGCTACACCACCTACTATACCTAAACTTCCTTCTGTTGGTGAACCGTAAAAGCCTTTCATGCCTTTGCCACCAACTTTTAGGTCTTCACCCTCTAAAACCTTATGCTCTCGTGGTTTAGACGAAAGTATTTTGTCAGCATAGTCTTTTCCTATTACACTATCTAATCTTTGTCCTTTATGTGCGCCGTTCCTAACTACACCATTTTCAGCTTCTAAACTCTCTTGTCCACCTTTTGATAAATAAATATCTATAAAGTTTACTCCGTTATCGTCAGTAACACTTACGATTCTATCAACTTGTTGAGAAAGGTCATACCTTGCGTTCTGTTGTTCACCAGTAGTCCATGCAAGTTTATCTGCCCCGCTTTCTACCGCTTGTTTTAGAGCGTATTTTAATCCAAGTTTTACCCATGAGTTTGTGTCGGTTACGAATGGTGCTTGTGCAGTTCTTTTTACATTCCCTATTTCGCTTTTGGTAGATTTTAAATCGTTCCATAAATCATTTAAAACAGAATCCGATTCTGTATATGTTTCTATAAGAGGGTTTTTGTAATTAATAAACTCTTGTAAGGTTACATTATTGAATATATCTGAATAATTTTCTTTAACATGATTCCAGATAGACTTTTCTAATTGCTCTTGTCTTTTTACTAACTTATCTCTGTTTAAATCATCAAACCCTTCCTTCTTACCTTTCTGCCCCCAATCGCTTTGTACTTCCTCTAAGAATAATACTTTTTTACCTTCCGCGTCTGTACGGGTATTCATTCTTAAATGAACAAGTATGTTGGGTTCGGTGAAATGAGATGATTTGAATTTAGTATTATTATCTGGAGTAGTTCCTTTTCTTAATTTATTAAAACTATTTAACGCGTCGGCTTTAGTATCTCCCTGCATTACAGAATAGCCATCCATATCTACAATAACAAAGTCCTTAGTGCCTTCCCAAGATTCTTTATAATCTTCTTTTTTTAATATTTCATAACCTTCGGGTAGTCCTTCGCTCGTTTCTTTATTTGGTAATGTAATCAACACCTCCTTGTAGTTACTCTTTTCTCCTTCTAATTGGTATTGAGAGAATTTGGTGTCTGTAGTAAAATCTTCCTCTTCTGAATAACCGTTTTCTACAGCTAACTGTTTGGCACTATCTAATCCATCTCTACTACCAATATTATATCGGCCATCTTTTATTACCTCGTATTCATTGTCTCCTAAGTCTCTTATTTCATACTTTTTATTTGCTGAGAAATAAGAATCGCCTTTTTTTACCCACGGGTCTTTAGTTTCACCCTTCACCACCTCCACAATCTCAATACGATTGTTTTTTATAAAGTCTTTTAACTCTTGTTTGGTTACTTTTTCCGAGCCTTTCGATTCTAAAAATTCTCTTACACCTGTGTATAAATCTTCATCCTCTTTACTCTTTAATAATTCAGCCCACTTGTTTGCTGGTAATGACTCTTGTTTAGAGTCAAGTATTTTTTGTTCTATAGGCTGGTACCATCCGTTAATGACTTCCGCGGTTTCCTTAGTGTCATCACGAACTACATCTACAACTTTACCATCGCCAAGTTTAACCTTGTACTCGTCATTCATGTACTTGCCAAACGCTCCTTTATTCCACTTCTTGCCTTCCATTTGGTTGTCAATCCATTGAATTGTTTTAGCAATAGCGTTTCCTAATTTAGTTCCGTTACGAACTTGGTTAGCCATAAACTTTAAAGCGCCGTTATATACTGTAACTGATAATCCAAAATCAATAGCGGACATAGCTCCATTAATTCGCTTGTCGTCAATACGTTTTGCTATTAAATCTAACTTAGCTTGATTTGCAGCAGCATCTTCCCCGCCTTCTAACTTTTCAACCCTAGCTTTTGCTTCCTTTACTTTTTGTTCAAGACGCTTAAATTCTTCTGATTGTCCTTTTAGTTCATCACCAAACATTTGTTGTTGGTCAGCAGCAGATACTCCAAATATATCTCGTTGTGTTTTACCCGCGCTTTCATCTCTTTTGGCTTGAGCCTTTGCAAATTCTTTCTCAGCTTTTGCTAATTCAGATTTGGCTTGTTTTAAATCTTCTTCGCGTTTGAACTCTAATTCGTCTTCGCTTGGGCCTTCATCTCTCTGTCCCGTAAAACCCGTCCCTCCATCTTCTTTGCCTAACAATTCGTCAAACATTGATACTAACTCTGGCGTTAAATTTTTACCGCTAAGTGATTTGTAAACTTGTCTAAACGCTTCTGTTATTGAGTCTAATACATCTTGGAAAGCCTTACTAAATCCTTTAGCTCCCTCAAAATGGTACTTCTCCCAACTTTCAGCTATAAATTCTTGCACGTTTCTGTATTTCTCTGTTGTTGACTCGTTCTTAAACGCGTCATTATCAGAAATCATTTCTTCTACAGTAACCTTGCTATCAGGGTAAGCCTTGTTAAACTCTTCTACTATAGTATTGGCGTGCTTTAAACCTATCTTGTTTCCTTCTTTCGCTCCATTGAATATATCAACTACCAACGGGTGCATTATTTCGTGTACAAGTACTGTAGCCGCTTCTCCGTCTTGTTTTGATTTACTAAAATCCGCGATGGCTTCGATAATGTTTTTTCCGCCCTCTACTCTGTATTGCGCTTTTACTTTTCCATTCTCCTCTTTCAATAGGAAGAAATTTCTTATAAGGTTAATAAGATTTTTCTTCATTCGCTTATTGTTACGCATAAAGTCTCTTCCAATCTTTGCATTTTTAGGCATGACAACTTTAGTGGCGCTATTGTTTCCTGCCATAAAATGGACGCCTACTTCTTTCACTACTGGCATATTTACTTCCTTAGCATTTTGAGCGCGAAGTAGAACATCTCTACCTATTGATTCCACTTTAGGCATTGAAATTGATTCCAACACGTAAGCATTTTCAAGCACATAATCGCCTAAGAATTTAGCGTTAGGTATGGATATTGATTTCAAACTTTGGGCTTGATTCAGAAAGTTTCCTTCTAACCCCAAAATATTAGGTAAGTCAATAGATTCAAGCATTCTTGCGTTATACAAAAATGACGATCCAGCCGTTTTTAGGTTTGGTAAATTTACAGAAGTGACTGTATCTAATGATGCTAAAAATACCTGCGCTATTTCTTCTACTTTCGGTAACGAAACGGTTGTTATTGTGTTGTTTGATGATAGAAAAAAACTTCCTATATCTTTTACGTTAGGTAAATTAAATTCTTTGACCGCGTTAGACGCCTTAAAAAAATGAGTCTGTATTGTAGTTACGTTTGGAAAATCAATAACTTCAATACTATTATTGTATTGAAAAAAACCAGAGTAAATATAATCTATGTCCCCGCTAATTTTTTTAGCCACGCCATCTTCTGTATCAATTATGACACTACCTCTCTCTGTATTTATTATAATTTTATCTTTTTGAAAAGAGAAATCTTTAACAATGGCAGGGAATCCACCATTACTTAAAACCTCCTTTATTTTTTTTGTTTTTATATCGAAAACATACTCGTCAATCATTCGCTGAGTGTTTTTGTCAAGAATCACAATTTGACCATCTTTTACGTATCCGTGCTTGCTTACATAACTATTCTCAATTTCTTGGTCAAACTTAAAAAACCTTCCGTCTGGTAATGATAATATATTAGCGGTAATGTTTGATTCTTGTTTGCTTTTTGCGGGGACGCCATCTATTCCATAAACTGAATCGTGAAGACCGTCTATAATGTTGTTTAAGTCGTTTCCAAATGTAGCGTCAGGATTATTTACAGCGTGATTATATCTGTTTTTTACAGACATGGAACCGTTCGCTCTATTTATTTGCACGCTCATTGACGATGTGCCATACGGGTCTTGTCTTGATGGAGCTATGTCTTTTAAATCATAAGAGCCATCAGCATTCTTTTTGCCTTTACTCTCAAGATAACCTCTCCACAACGAAGCTCCTTGTGAGTTTTCTTTTAAATACTCATTAGTTATTTTATTCGCAGGTAATACTGAATCAGCATCATTTCTTCTTATCCAGAAGATGAAATTATTAGCTATTCTACCATTCACATCATTGTACGTACATAAAACTTGACCGGCAGCGAAATCTTTTTTAAAGAACTTAACATCTTCCGCAGTTTCTGGTCTGTGAAAAACATACCCTGCTTCTAATGATAATTCTTCAGGGCTTTTTGATGAAATAATATCCGAAGCTTCAACACTCTTGTCAAATTTAAGCCTAAACATAATTTCTAATCTCGGACCCAATTCCTCAATTACGGATTTAATATCTTCTTTTACTGGTACTTTTTCTGTTATAAACTCAATAAATTCATTAGGGTAATCTAACGCGAACGGAGCCTTACTTCTTATTGCTTTAGCTACACCCTCTCCTAATTTTTTCTTTATTACAGCAAAACCGTTAACAGCCTCTACTACTGGCTGTGAAGTTTCATCTACTCGTTTTTTTAATGACTCGCTATTTTCATTTATAGGAGTCCCTAAATCAAATCCCAGTTTGCTTGAAAACTCAAGTACCTTGTTAGATAATGCGTCGTTTAAGGCGTTGTCTCTTGGCTCGCCCTTTTTTATTTTAACCCATTCTTCTGCTGTTTTAGCGGTTGTTATTCCAGCTTTCTTTACGCCTTCAAATAGTTTTCTAATAACACTACTAACAGGCTTTACGGTTTCTTTAGATACACCAAAGTCTTCTACTTGTTGTTCTGTGCTTCCGCTTTCTTCGTGCGCATCGTAAAACTCTTTAGGTGGAGTTTGGCTATCTACTAATTCTTGCTTTTGCGCATCGCTTAACGACTCGTAATAATCAAGTTCGGCATCATAGCTATCTGTTTCCTCGTCAAGATTTATACCCATAGCGTTTGCTTGAGCCTTTTCCTCCGCCGTAAATCTTTCCCCAGCTTCTAATTTCTCAGTAGCGTATTGGTCAAAGTGGTTAACCATACTCTTTGTACCTGTATGCGCTAAAATTACATCGTGAATAGCGTTTACATAATCTTCAGTTGTACTCTTAGAGCCTTTTGGTTGATCTTGCCATAACTTATGAGCAAGGTCGTCTATCCCTAATCCCTCTTTGTTGTTTAATAACCCAATCCTTGCACTTGCTTCCTTAGACGCCTTTTTATCAGCAACTTTTCCATCTTCCAATTTAGATTTGTTACCAAATATCTTTTGGAACACCTCTGTTTTAAGCTTTACACCGCCTATTAATGCTTGTAAAACTGCTTCGTGAGGTGTTGATGGGTCTACTTTTAACGCGTCTAAAGTTCTTTGGTCTTTGGTTTGTCGTTTATTTTTCGGGATTCCGCTTCTAACTGTTTTAACTGTTGGTTTTTTCTCTCCTTTACTAATAGGAGTATTGCTTGGTGTTTCTGTTGTGGTGTTATCATTTTCTTCTAATTTAATTGGTTTAACTTCTTGTATAGGTTCCGCGGCCTTCTCTTTCAATAAGAGTTGCTCTACTGCCTTTACTAATTCAGGATTGCTCCCGTTAGATTTCGCATCGTGATACGCCCTTGAAACATCTTCAACCAAAACGTAGTCTGGTGTGAATTTGTCTGTTAATTCTTCAAACTTTTTATCGTCTGAATACCTTAGCGCTTCTGTTGTGCTTTCTATGTCTGTTAACGCATCGTTGCTACCAACTTGTTCTTGCTTAGGTGTTTCTTTTGCTTCTGTTGGTTTTTCTTTTCCAACTGTATCAATAGCTTTTTCAACGACATCCATTTCCTCCCTAATAGCTACTAACTCAGGGTGGTTCCTAACATCTTTTGTTGGAAGGCCTTGATTTAATAAGTCTCTTAGTTTAGCTTGGAACTTCTCAAATAATTGTGCGTGTTCGCTCGATAAATTCTTTAGTTTTTCTACTGTAGATTCTTTCGGCGCTTCCGCTTCTGTTGGGTTAAGTTTTTCGTTAAGCTTTTTATCAAACTCTTCGTCTGATAATTGGTTTTCTGATATTAATTTTTCTCTTTCTTTGTTTAATTCCTCAACGTTTGCTTTTGCTATTTCCTTTGATTCTTCAGAAACACCTTCTGTAGCTATAATGTTGTTGTTAGCGTCAATTGATTGGTCAACTCCATCCACTAAATTTTTACCCTCATCACTTAGCTTCTCATTTTCAACTACGTCGTCGTGAGTTATTTCAAGTAAGTCTTCAGTTAGTTTCTTTTGGTTTAGTTTTAACCCCGCTTTTACGTTTTCTGGTATTTGTGGATTATCTATATCAGCTTGTAAAGCGTTTATTCTTTCAGATATTTTATTAGCCTCATCTTGACGCTTTACGCTTTTTATTAATGATTTACCGTTCAATGCGCCAGTCATTACCACGCCTCCCAAACCTTCGTCGTGGAATGCTTTTAATGTTCCTTTGAATAAATCAGTAGCGCTCTTATTTACAAAACTATCTGTTCCCGATAAAACATCAGCGGTTTGCTTTAAAGCCTCGTTTCCTAAATACTCCAAAGCTCCACTCTCGCCCTCCTCTACATAACCTTCCGCTGCTAATTTAACAAGTTCCGCTGACGCGTTCAATACGATATTACTTGTTATTTTCTTACCTACATTCTCGGTTATAACCTTAGATATAACTTTGTCAATTAAAGGCTGTGTTATGAATTTCTTAGAAACCATGTTAGACAAACCTAAGTTTTCAGCCGCTGCAACTATACCACCTTTTGCTGTAGCGTATAGCATCTTTTGACCTAAAGTTAAGTCTGGTTTCGCTTTGTCTATCTCATTAATACCTTCAGAAAAACTTGTTACGAAAAAACCACTCATTGCTGGTGTCATCATTGGGAATACACTTCCTGTAACACCACCTATTACTTCCGCTGTACCCGACTCTTCTTTTAGTTTTTGAGAATACTCTTCTGTTGTTCCTTTTGACTTTAAGGTTTTATCTAAATTCTCCTTAATACCCATTTGGTCAACAGCCTTATTCACTTGAGCAACGGTTAAGCTTTTGTCTTGCCCACTTGCCTCTGGCATTATATAGTTTATTGCTTGTAAAACTGTTCTTGATGCGGCATCGGGAACGCTTGTGTATCCGTCAACTAAAGAGTTCCAAAGGAAACCTCCTTTAGAGCCTTGTTTTTCAGCTTCTTTTTTGCGTTTCATTTCATCAACAATAGCTGTCTTCACATTGAAAACATCTACTTTTTGAACTAAATCCGCGTTTTTGTTAAATGATGCTATTGATTGATTGTACTCTGGGAGTAATTTATTGTAAGTATCAATATCGTTAGACTCCTTAGCTTGATTAAGCTGAACTTGTAGTTCATCTAATTTAGCTTTATTGTTAGCCATATTGGCTTTAGCCTCTACTTGTCTACCTAAGTAATAATCTTTTTTCTCTTTCGCTGTTTTTTCAGGAACGATGCGTGGGGTTATCCTCGGTTTAACTCCAAAATCCGTAATTCCAAGGATGTTTTTATCTTCTTGTGATAGCGATTTCCCAGCCGAAGAAGCGGATTGAGTATCGAGTTTTGTTTTTTTTTTATTTACATCACCAAAAAACTCTGGAAACTTGTCGTTTATTTCTTCAGGAGACTTGTAGTTTCCTTCGTAGAACGTAGCGTAATAATCCTTAGCTGATTGCAATTGCTTATCATCACCACCAAACTCTGGGAATTTAGTATGCCACTCTTGATTAGATAATTCTTTATCTTGACTATCAACAGTAGTTATAAAGTCATTTAATGTTTCTTGAGTAACTTTTGGCTTGTCGCCACCAACTACTTCCGTTTCTTGAATTTCCATGTTATCTTGAATTTCCATATTATCTTGCTTTACCGCCTACTTGTTTTGGTTTATTAGCTTTACTTATTGTTGATGCTGGTTTGGTTGTTGTGGTTCCCGCGCTTTTTGGTTTTTTAGAGTAAGCTGGATTTGTTTTGTACTCATGCCATAAAGCGGGTACAAAACCTTTTGATGATGACTTAATAGTTTCAATATTAGCGTCATCTAAAGGAACTGTAACTAAACCCCCACCCTTCTCCGTGCCTCTCATAAAGAAACCATACTCAATGTCTTTATCATCAACACCTCTAATATCAGTACTCTTTGTTTTTTTATTATATGGTTGAATTAAAAATCTTTCAGGGGAAACAATAACTCCTTGATCCAATTTCCTATCCTTAACTCTTCCCTTTTCGTCAACAGTATATTCAACACCTAATTTTATATCTCTTACTGGTCCCGAAAGTGTTTCTACTTCAACCGTTTTGTCAGCAACCATTGGTGTCATTTTCCAACCGTTTACATCAACATCCTTATCGCTTGGGTTTCCATCACTTGCTAATCCGTGAAACTTGCCCGTGTTGTCATTTCTTAATAATTGAACTACTGTTCCATCAGGCTTTGTTGCGTTATACCAAGTGTGGTTTAAGTCTTCTTTTTGGCTCGTTTTGTCAAAAAATCTAACGGGGTTAGATTCTGTAACTACATCAATTTGGCTTGAATAATCTGGTGTATCCAAACCTCTTCCGCCATAAGTCTTATCGTAAATAGGTGAGCTACTTATTTGGGTTGTTTTTTTTGCTAAATTAGGAGCCTTTGACGCTAAATATTTTGCAGCGGCGTCATTGTAGTTTTTCAACCCTGTTTTTGGGTCTACCGTTACATATTGCTCTACAGATTTATATTCAGGCAATCCTCTCTCTATTCCTTCAGCAACATCTGTTACTATCTCGGCGTCTGTTCCGTGGGTGTTTACTATATAGTCAGTACCTGCTTTAACTTGGTCTTTTGTGATTTCTCTTGTTGTGCCTATTCGTTTTAAACTTGCGCCTGGTACCCCAGAAGCTACAGTTGGTAATTCATTGCTACTTATTTGCTCCTTGGTTAACCTTTGAAACTCTGGGCTTTTGCCATATAATGTTTCGTAATCGGGTTTTTTAACAAACTTATTTACGTCAATAGAATAGTTTATTGTTCCGTCGGGATTGAATCCTGATTGTAATTGATTGTAATATTCTTGACTACCTAAACTATAGTCTGCTGGATTTACTTTTATCTTGGCTAAATTAGCGTCATACTGGGCTGAATTATTAGCGTCAGTTATTAGCTGATTTGCTTTTAATTCATAATTAGCTTTAGCTACCGGGTCTGTAGATAGTTTTTCAACATTCTCTGCGCCTTCTTTTATTAACTCAGCCTTTCTTTTATCAAATTCCGCAGTGTGTTTTTCATACACCTTAGTAGGTAACTTTGCGTTTATCTTAGCAATTTCATCCTCTGTAGCTTCTTTTCTTTTTACAGCCTTTTCTTCCTTCGCCGCTTTTACTTTAGCCGCAGTATCCTGCAACTCCATTGCTCTTTTGAAAATTATTGATGTATCTGTTGGGTTTAGTACTTGTGCGTAACCAACTCCCATTCCTGATGATAGTCCTTCTGCCATTTCTTAAACCATTGCAGCCACCTTGGCTATATTATCCGCGTTTTCAATACCGAACTTTATTGCCCCCAAACCAGTAGCGACGCCTTGCTGTGCTAATTGAGATTGTTCTTGCGATGCTCCGTATGTATTTTGAAGCCCACTGCCTTGCAATGCCATTACTCTTTGGTAAGCCATTTGGTATGGTTGCATTTTGTTTAGGTCAAAAGCTTTGTCTTGATAACCCGCCGCGCCCATTAAACCTGATGCGTACTTGTCTATATTACTAAGTCTTGTTGCTGAATCTTGACCCATCAATTGATTTGCGTTATCCATCTGACCTTGACTTAAAGCGCCAAGTCCTGCTAAACCACCTTTTCTACCTTCTGTTTGTTGCAAGGTGTAAGCTATATTTCTGTCAACCATTGCTTGGTTGTAGTCTTTGCTTTCTTGAGGAATACCTGTTTGAGCTAAATATCCTTGTAGGTTCAAGCTTTGTTTTACCCTTTCTGGTTCAACATAATCGGGGCGAACTAAATTCTTTTCAGCCTCATAACCTCTCGCCGTTTGGCTTTGACCCAAAGCTTTTCTGTATCGAATTGGTTGAAGTATCTTGTTGGCTAAAGTACCAATGCCTGCACCTATAGCTGCGCCAGGTATGCCAAGTCCCGTAACTGCCCCAACCCCTGTTGAAATACCAAGGGTTCTATTCTCTTTTTTCCTAAGCCAATCTTGTTGCTCAGCATCAAGATTTGGGTCAGACATATAGCTTTTATTAGCCCCTACGTTTTGACCTAAACTTGTTCCAAATATACCAGCCATAATTATTCCTCCAAACGATTAAAAAATAAATAAATCACATTTGCTAATACCGATGCTGTTAATGGTAAAATCAATGCTAAAATTAGTAAATTATATTGACAAATTGCAAAAACTAATATCCAAATCCAAAAAGTTATACACTTTGGACAAGATACTAACTTGCCTAATTCTTTGTTTTTTCTTGATGCAAACTCGCGTAACGGCTTAAAAAACCTACTGTCAGATACAAAGTATCCAAGTAACGCTGACAATATAATTATTTGAACCTGTAACATCATACTACAAATATATCTATTTATTGTGCAAATTCGAGATAATAACCCCAAAATTAACTGCAAATATTTTTAGGAAATTCTGACTTGGATTCGTAAACGAAGCTGTCATTGTTACATCTCTCATTACATCTCCATTTATTATAGGGTCTGCTACGTTTAACGTGTTAATATCCCCGCGCATATAAGCGTAGTACATATTTTCCTTATCTTCAAAATCAGTTAACTCTATGCTTGTTTCTTGTCCGTTTTCGTTTATCGCTTCCGTCATTTGCCAAGCTTCAGTAGATTCCAAACCTATAGATTCCCAAACTTTTACATTGCTTGGGTACATATTACTAACCGTAGTTATAACTGTTGGCCAAGATACGCCGTAATAGTTATTGTAAATAGTAGTTTGATTATGTAAATATATTTTGCCATCTACAAATGTTACTATATCAGTTCCTGCCCTTGACATAAACTCTGGGTAGTATGTGTAGTGTGAAATCCAACGGTTTGTTGTTTCATTAAACGCTAATGTATCAGGAGGGCTTTCAAATTCTCTCAACACAGGGTTGTTAATTGTTGGGTTTAAAATATATAAAGCATTTTCCGTGTCTATTTGTACTGAATAACTTACCGGCAATCCCCCAGTTGACCCATCTAATACTGATTCTATTGGGTTGTAACGTAGTCTTCCTCCGCCTACCGCTGTAAAAGAAATAATGTAATTTGAAAAGCGTCGGTCATATACACCTAATACTCTAACTACTCCCGATGCCATCAATCGCGCACATTTATCAGTAAAGTAGTTGTGCATTTTGTATTCTGAAATAGGTGTTACCCCATCTCCACCAAGCCTGCAAACTACGCCGCGTCTTACATCTGCAAAATAACAGTTGTTACCATAATTAGCAAAGCTCTCAGGGTTTAATGATATTCCACCTTCCCATTCGTACCAATACGGCACGTTTAATACTTGGTCTGATAAACCTACCGTTGATTGTCCATTGGCTCCGTAAAATATTTGTTGGTTTACAGGTATGTTAGCAATCTTATCTTCAAAGAAACAGATTAATCTATTGTCCTTGTAAAACAACTTTTGTATTGACCCGAACTTATTATCATACGTTTCAAAGTTAAAATCAAAGAACCTTGACAATCCATTTATTTCTGTATCCTGGCTAAATGGCTCTGAATAGTAAATAGTGGTTGGTCTACGAACTTGTTTAATGCTGCTTGAAACTATATTAGGTCTTCCTGTACAATCTACGTCTGATGAATACAAGTCGTTAAAACTCATTGACTCGAAATATTGTTCTTCGTCTGAGCCTCTTGATCGTAAATAATCTGACCAATCGTTTAATTCTAAAGCTGTATAATTATTTCCACCTACTGGATTTGGTAAGTATGGGTCTTGTATAGCCGTGTTATTTAATGGGTTCAATAACGGGTCAACATCACCTATTCTTCCGTGAGCTGGTTTATACCCTGTTGATGAAAATACATTAATTACCGGGTGACATTCCCCGATTTCGTAATACAACTGCTTGTCCGATTCGTAATCTTTTTCAGGTGTATATAACTCCAAAACCTGCGTAGATAAAATAACTACACCATTTGTTCTTATGTTTATTATGTTTGTCGTTAAGTCTTGCGAAACTACCTCAAAGTCGTAAAACGACTGTAGTGTTTCGGGGTCTAAAACTCTACATCTATCTCCCTTTACATAGGTGTATGATAGGTTTGAGTTTTTGTATTTATCATTAAACAATACTCTGTATGTAAGGTCAACTGGTGTGTTTCCAGACACTTCAGCGCCTACAGAATTAGCTATCATTTGAACGTATCTTCTTATAGATAGGTTTTTACTCCTTACAATCTGATAGTGAGTCGCCCAAGTTGGAGGAAAATGATAAATCCTCATAGTGGATGTAACGTAATTTACATCCGTTGTTCCGTCAATATATATTTTAGATTGTGGGGATATGTTAGTCGCCCCGCTTCTATTGGCGTAATCGTAATAAACTATACCATATTGAAACCAACTGAATTTCTTTAAAGTTGGGTATAACTCAGAAGCAACATCAACAGTCATTGAGTTTCCGTTTACTGGCTGCAAGGTAGATTGTCCGTATATAGAGTTTGAATAAACTTCCCACGTACAATAAACTTGTAGGTAATAATCTCCAACAGGCGGGTTATTTACACCCCCAGTTACGGTAGTGTTTATTGACTGAGCTGTAGTGTTTGAATACCCTAAAGCGTTTATCAAGGTTGCTAATCTATCGTAAACAGTTTTCTCTGTATCACCAGGTACCGTTGTGTAACTTAAAGTTACTGGCGGGCTTGAAAAAGTCGCACTACCATGTTGAACGGATATAGAATACGTTTGATTCCTTCTGAAATTATTAGGTATCCAATATCTAACTACTCCGGAATATCTGTCTACTGTATTAGTGCTATTTTCTTGAAAATCCTCTTTTGATGATATTGTAGGTGTTGTTTGAGTTGATATAGAGCTGTTTATAGTAGACATCTCTACTTTTATATCTACATTATCGTAGTCCTCGACAATATTTCCAAGCACGATTCTATTGCTATTTACAATGTCAAGTGTTTTTGCTAATTGAGGAACCTTGTCGAATAAAAGGTTTTGCTCATTAGTTTCTATTGGTAATGTTGCTGAGTTGTTATAGAATGGATAAGTGTAACTTACATTGTCTTGCAATTGTAACTTTGCCTTATCTATTGTTTCTATCAGTTGGAAAGACCCCGAATTTCCTTTTCTTACAGCTATGTTTACTTTCTTTACAATAGGGCTTCCCGTGTCTACGGTGATGTTTATGCCGTTGTTGATTGATGTAAGATACTCTGTGTCCAAATACATTCTTTGGTCTGATGTAGGTAATGGAGGTACGCTTATTGGCGACCATGCGCTATACTCAAAATCGTCGAAAATATACTGAACTCTAAATTGATAAAGCGTTCCTCTTAAATTATTCTGATTATAAGAACCATCTGAAAAATAAGTTGTTGACGGTTGATATAATGGAGGGTATTTTATTTGTTGTATAAACTCTTCCTCGAATGGTAATATGTATGAATTTTCGTAATAAATATAACCAGGGTTTACTGCTGACGAAACTCCAAACTCTATATCCGTTTCTATTATAAATCCACCGCTTGAAGCTGTTATAGCTGTTATTTCAGTAGATACATTGTATGATGGGTTAACTGCCCCCGCGTCTTGTACTATTTTTATCTTGTCGCCTACTACAAATGGTGTCGATGTGGCTGTAATAAACCCAGTCTTGTTGCCTGTCAAGAATGTATTGTCAGAGAAAGCTAATCTTTTATTAGCGTTCTTAGCACTTTCTATGTTTATTTTTCTCGGAGGATTAAAGTCGTCTGTCCAATACAAAACGCCTTGATAAATTTGAACCGCTGTAATTAAATGACTAAGGCTGAAATTCAAAAGACTTCCTCCAAATATACCAAATCCTTGTAATTGAGTAGATAGTAATATTAACTCTATTCCTTGAGTTGTATGATCGTACTCTAAAATATGGTGGTTCTCTAAACTATTATGTACGAAATAGTAAACCTTGTTTGTTCCGTAGTTAAAGAAAGAACCTATAGTTATATTGTCTCCGTTAGGTTGCGTGTATGGTATTAGAACGTTACCTTTCACATTGGTTAATTCCCCAGCGTCACTATCTTCAGTTACACCATTTCTTACATTTGAAGCAAATGTATAGTCGTTCTGTGCTATTAGTTTTACCGATGTATCTGTATCCAAACCACCAGTAAAAATCCTCTTGTCTACTATCATATTAGAATTTAGGTGCTAATCTGAATGATTTTCTCAATGCTAAATACCACTCGTCTAATGTAGAGTTATTGTATCTTGCAATTGCTTTCGCTTTTTCTTTTGTATATGTGTTGGTAGCAAATTGCTTTTCTCCAAGAGTCATATTTCTATCTCTCTGAATACTTCGCAAGTATATCCCAGATTTTAAAGCGTCAGTTATAAATGGGCTTACTATGTAGTCAAAAGCTTCTGTTTGCATATCTCCTAAATACTCAAGGCAAACTTGAGATAAACTTGTGTTAGCATTAAATACTATCCACCCTTTAGCTAAGTCAAACTTGTAATATCCATAACGATTATGCCCACCTCCTATACCAAACATCCTGCCTGTAAACTCTCCATTTCTAAAGTTATCAGCATTCCATTCTGACGATATAAAGCCAGCCACACCTGTCGCTGTTCCTTGCGTTGTTGTTAAATCTCCGCAATCGTCAGCTTCGTATGGTGATACTAATGAACTATCTTCGGCTAATGTGTGGAAATGGCCGTTAACATCTACAACACCTATTTTAATGTGTCGTATAAAGTCTGATGGTAGGTTGGCTACTCCCAGTGTGCTATCTATATCTAACATTACGGTTTTAACTGCCCCCGATACGTCTAAATGTAAGTCTCTAAGGGTTGCTATTCCGTATTGAAGGAAACGAGCGTATTTTGCCTCGGTATTCTCTCCGATTTCAAATAGGTACTCACGTATAACTTGGTCTAAGGTGTAAGTATTCATCGTTTAATATTGTCGTTTCCTACGTCGTTCATAACTTGTTGTTGGTTGCTATACAATTGAACTACCATTTGTATAACGTCTTGTTCCATCTCTGATGGCATATAGCAGAAATCATCTTCAGTTAAACTTGATGCGCTTGGCAATAGTTTCATTAAGACTGATTTTACACCTTTCTTTTTCTTTAGGTTCGGATAATAAACCCGCGTTCCTTCTCTGAAAAATGTTGGTTTGCCTTGCATATTAGCTACTGCTAATCCTCTTGTTAAAGAAGTAAAGCCATTAGGCACTCTTGTAAAAGCGCTTGATTGGTCTTCTTGCCATAATATTTGGTAAACACCCATATCATTTGCAATACCTAATACTTGAGCTGGTAATTCAGAGTAATATAATTTTTTTGTGTCGTCTAAACTAACAACTACGTTATCATAATCCTTAATAAAGGAAGCGTCAATATCTCCCTCGCCTAATCTTTTGTTTTCCCAAAAAACCGTTCTTGCTCTATTATCTCTCGCTTGGCCAACAGCAATTACCATTTGGTTAAACGTAATTTGAATGTCAGATGTTAATTGACCGCCGTTTAGTATTTTTAAACACTCTTCTGCTAATACACCGAGTTTTTGCATCTATTCTCCTCCTGTTTTTTTCATTTGTTCAGCGTAGTTTGACAACTCTCCATCTCTCAAGTTTATACCTAAGAAGGATAATATTCTGTAACAAATTTCATTGTGAGTTTCATTAGGCATTTCAAAGTCAACTGATAATGTTGGGTTATAAACCGCATTGTTATTAGTTGTTGTATATGCCCATTTTGGACTTAATGGCTCTCTCAAATATGTTATGGTAATGGTTTGCATATCTATTGGATATACTTGCATACCTACATCGTAGAAAGCTATAATTGGATATTTTTTCGATGGCTTATCTATAAATGACGAAAGTCTATAAGCTAATTCGTTATCATTTACCACGTCTACATTTGTAGCGTCAACTACCGCGTCTTCTCCACAATCAGCCGCATTTACATACGAGCCTCTTGCGCTTGACAAATGCACGTAATCATCAGGGTAAGGCAATTGTCCTTTGGTTAAAGTAAATGACTTTTGAGTTAAGAAATTCTTTAAATCATCAGTTATTTTTTGTGTCATTTGCCATCCAATACGCGGCTTTGGAACTCCATACTGATATTGAGCTGGGTTTCCATAACGCTGCATAAATAAATCATATTGAGCGCGAGAAGCGGCGAGGTTAAAGTCATCTGGCTTTATATTACCTCGCTGATTCTTGTTGCTTATGAATTGTACAAATTTATACGCTTCGTTAATGTTCATCTAAATTAGATTTTAGGCAAATATTCAATAGTTAATCTTTCGCAAATTGTATCGTTTGCCGTAGCCGTTCCATTTTGAGCATAAACGCCTATAGTCAATGCGTTAGTTAAGTTTTCAGCAGCAGTTGTTGTTCTTGACAAGTTAAACGTTGTGTCTGAAGACAATATTGTTTGTACTAAAAACTGAGATGTCGAAGAGACTCTATTTATTTCTACTTCTACAGAAAGTTCTTCTCCATTATAATTATCACTATCACCAGTCAACGTGCTGGCACCTAATAAAATAGACCACGTTTTTAGATTTGCATTTGCGGCGAACGTAAAATACGCTTTAACTTTTGCTACGCTTCCGTTAACTCCTAACTGGTCTGCCCCCATAGTAAAACTCTTTAAAAGAGTATTTGTAAGGTTTGCAGCGGTTCCTGTATTCGTACAATCGCTATATAAAACTCCGCCTGTTGATGATGTTGTTAACCAATCAAAACCTACTGGAGAAACAACTAATGTTGAATCCCATTGTGTATTAGCTAAATCATAAACAGCATAAACAGTTACATTTCCACCTTGAGCCTGAGTATCAGTTAGTGTTATACCGAAAATTGTTACAGTATTAACTCCCGTCGTTGGAGTAGCTACATATTTTACGGTAAACGAATCACCGTCAAGTGGTGTTCCTGCGTGATCTATTACAACTGACCCTACTAAAACTGGTGAACCAGTAAATTCTTGGTATCCTTTGTCAGTTCCTGGCGTGAAACTAATTGTTCCGTTAGTTGGTAAAACTTGTGTATCAACTCCTTGAACCGGTGTTGCAATATTTAAACTTCTTAAATAAGCTACAGATATTGCGTTAAATGGTGCGCGGCACTCTTCATACCATGCTCCGCTTATTAATCTAAGCATTAAAACTTTCGTTTCGTCTCCGCTTAAAAAATTCTCACTATTAGCTAAGTTTATATTACCGCTACCTGTAGCAGTAACAACCCTACCAGCGGCAACACCTCTTATGATTAATAAGTCGTTTTCATTAAATGAATCCGTAGATATTGAATCTAAGTTGTCAGACGCGGCGGCAGCTTCTGTGTCTACATATAAAATAGTGATTGAGCTTTCTCTATCTACTACAATACTACCGTTTGATATTACTTGAGTGTCTGTTATAAAGCTTGTTTGAAATCCGCGGTTTACTAAATATTTTGTAACCTCTATTGCATTTGTTAAAGCAACCGCCGAAGCTGTGCCTTGTCCAGAACAACCATCAGCATCATAATCAGCATTTAAAAATGCTCTTAAACCATAAGTTGGGTCATACAAGCCTTGAGTATCGCAACCGCCACTCATGTTTTCTACCGTGTACGTCACCGTTCCTGTAATCGCTCCCGCAACTACATAACTGTTTGGTCCACTACCCGCTGCTGGGTCTGCTTGAATAACTATTTCATCACCACTAACTACCGCTGTGTAGTCTGGTGCTGATATGTATGTGTTTATTTTACTAACTGCGTCTGCTGCTAATAAAGCTAATGAAGCTCCTGTTGCTGTAGAACCCAATATGTTTACACCATTTACGGTGATACTTGTAATGGTTCCCGCGCCACCTGTAAGTGAAAACCTACCTACCGATGCTATATTACCAGCTAATGGCGCTGAAAAATAAACTTTTTTCTGGGCAGCAAGTACTCCTTCTGCCGTGTTTGGTAAAACATTTACGAATGTAGCGCCATCTGCCTCTACGACATATATATAACCCAACCCGTTTCTTAAATCTTTTATCGTATTGTTCATTATTTTTTAATTAATATGTGTAAGTAAAATTTATAACCTATTTTCTGAAAGTTTGCGTTCAACAACACGCCCACATCATTATTAGGGAAAAATCCAATTTGGAATTGACCAGACTGTATGTAGTTTATTTGAGGCAAAAGCAATCCTTCCATTCTTGATAAAAGATTTGGGTTTGTTTGGGTTTCTGGACCTTGAATAAACGATACTGGTTCTACCGAAGTGAAAACCTTGTAGTTATCATTTGCCGATGTCATAAACGCGCTTACATTAAATAACGCTAAGGCATTTGTAAATGCGATAGTGTTTGCCGCTGGTTCTGCTGGAGCAAATGTTGGTGGTAAAAAGTTACTACCTGTAGCTGGCTGAATTTCCGTGTTTTCAATAGTTGTAAATGCTCCCAAATAATTAGGGTAGTCAATTAAAACCTTAAACGCTAATTCATCCTTTATACCACTTAATGCTCCTGGTACAAATGTTAATGTGTATGTTGTCGTGGTTCCTACCGTTACTGGAGCTACTGTTATGTAGGCGTTTGCTGAGTCTACAACCGTTATACCTGACGCAAGTACTGATGATACAAATGCTGGGTCTAATGTTAAAACATAAGTAGTAGTACTTCCAACTGTTGTTGGTGTAACTACTATTGGATAAGCGCCGCTTGTTACTTCCGTGAAAGCAACCGTTCCTCCTAAACCTGTAACTTGTACTGGCTCACCATCAGAACATCCGCAACCAACTTCACAATCAGCTACATCTAATATGTTTGTTACTATTGCATTTACAGCGTCTTCTTTTCCGCAATTCCAAGCTTCTCTGGCTAAAATAACCATTGACATAACTTGAGTGAAATCGCTTAAATATTCTTGATATAAGGTTTCGTTTTTACCTTTATATCTATTCATCTTGTTGTAAAGTGTAATTACGCAACAGAAAATATCACACATTCTGTTATCGCAGTCTACATCTACAGTAGCCCCGCCACTAACTTCATCGTAAACATAAACTCCGTCAGTTAAGTCGTAAGTTAAGTTAGACGCTATTTGTGTTGATTGGTTTCCTGTGTAAAATACGTTTGTTGTTATTGTTGCTCCCGACCCTACTGTTGGCGAACCAATCCCCGCGCTTCCTGCTGGGTAATAAACAGTATGTGTTCTTGATATTGTTGGAGCTATGCTATCTACCGTATAAACAGTAGCGTCTGTTGATGTGAACAATGGTGATATACAATCTACCGTTTGTGTTATTGAAACTGTAGGTGATGTATGGCAAAGTTCAAAAGTTTTTACTAATGTATATGTATCTACAGCATTGCTATCATAAACAGTATAGGTTATAGTATATGACCCATTGTAAGGTAATCCTGCCGCCGTTAATGGAACTTGGATTGGAACTTGGTTGTTTAAATTACCAGCTATAAATATATTTGATAAGTTTAACGCGTAGGTAGTTGAAGCGGCAACTGGTACAACTGACCAAGCACTTTCTACTATTGCAACCTTTGTTGTTCCGTTATATGATATTATTTTCTTAGACTGACCGCTTCCCGTTCCGCCCGTTAATAGAATATACAAGTCTTTGTAATAATCATCTACCGCGCTCGACCCGCCAGCTAACGTAATGTTTGCTGTAGAACCGCCCGCCGCTGTCCCTGTTATATTCGCTGTGTTCGTGTGGTTGTAATAAGTCAAGCCGTTTGGCGTAACTACATTAAAACTACCGTTTACATTTAGTTTTGTAATACCTTGTCCCGCCCAATCGGTTGTGTCCAAGAATTGTAACTCTTCTGCTGCGAAATCAAAGGTTACGTCGAAATTTATTGTTGCCATCTTTTTATATTAAAAAAGGCTACCCTTAAACCGAGTAGCCTTTCATTAAGTTTATGAACTAATTACTTATACAGTTTGTTGTTCAAAGATAGAAATTTTTTCTAATAACTCTGTCTTAAAACTTTCATCTTCTTTTATTTTTGCATAAATCATATTAACACCTACTGAAAGTTTTTCATTCTTATAGTAATGCCATTGACCTTTTTTGGTAATTATCCCAGCTTCTATAGATTTTTCAAGGATTTGCTCCTCGCTTAAATCAGTCGCCTCGTCATTTTTTCTCTTGTCATACAAGCGTTGGATACGTTCAAAGATAGTTTTACCGTCCTCTGTATTCTGTGTGTACTCCGCGAAATCACCAACAATGTCTGCTCCTAATGCTGATTGGAAAATAATATTTCCGCCCGCCCAAGATACTGTTGAGTTCTTTTTGTTGATCGTAATAATATTTGTATCAACCGCTTCTAAGATTGCCCACTTGCGTTTTGTGTTCTTGCTCGATAATTCGTTTAAGAAGTTTTGTGGCTCTTTTTTTGCGCGTTGTAATAAGTCGTGTTTAATTTCCGCCGCGTCTCTGTCTACATTTAGACCGATTGCTTTTGCGAATACCAACATATCTTCAAATTTCATATTGAAAACCGCTGCTCTTGCTTTTACATCTAACTCTTCTTTATCTAAGTTAATTTGAGCATCCGCTTCCGGTTTGAACTCTTTGAAAATAACTGTTGTGTTTGGCATTCTCTCTGGATTGCCTTGGTTAAAATTACAACGCTCTAAATATTCTTTTAATAAAGTTTCTTGAGCTTGTACTATTTTCCATCCATCATACATTATGATTTCTGAACGTTTTTTAGGGAAGTCTTTTACGTGTTGTTCGTCTGTAAAGATTGATTTTTCTCCAGGAATGTATCTGATTTCTCTTGTTTTTCCCGTGGCTGCATCAAAAATAACATCTATTACTGGAATGTTTTGTGATGGAGCATACCATTTCTTCATCGCGTAGTTTGATGAACCTGGTTTATTTGGGTTTACTGACACAAATCTTGTCTGTGTTGGTTTTGTTTGTTTTGACATTTTAATTTGAATTTAGATTTGTATTTAAAGTTAAAAAAAGGCGTGGATTTTACACCACGCCTTCTGTATTTTGGTAAGATTAAGCTTGTTTGATATAACCGTAACGGTTGATACCGAACATCTCTAATCCTGATTCAGAGATATAATCACACTCGAACATATCAGAACCATTGATTGCAAACATATCACGAACAACGTGACGCATATCGCGGCTGTTTGAACCATCTGGACCTTCTAAGTAACGCATTCTCATACTTGGAACTTTATCACCAGTCTTAGCATCACGAGCTGTATCAGCAGGGATGATAATACCTTCGTTACGATAGTTGTATCCATCAGCACCTAACAATTGTAAGTCGTTGAATAAATCGTAAGTCTTCTTGTGGAAAGTGTAGTTACCTAACTTGAATGAATCGAATTGGAAGTTAGCAGAAGCGTCAGTTCCGAAAGAGTAATCACCGAAACGGATTGCGCCATTTTGGAAGTTATTACGTAATTCTTTATCAACAGCTAATGATAAATTGATACCAGCCCACATAAAGTTTTCTTTTGCAGCTTTTTGTTTGTCTGCTTCGATAACCCATGCCTCACCGTCAGCAATTGTCCAACCAGTAACACCTGAGTAGTTAGTGATTGTTCCACCGCCTAATACAGCAGGAATAACACCTTCAGTTGTTTTTACTGGACCACCTGTAGAAGTGTAGCTACCTAATGCAGCAGCAATGTTATCCCAGTTAGTGATTTTTTCAGAAACCATCATGTTAGACTCGCGGTAGTTTAACGCACGAACGTAGCAATCAGACTCTCCTTTTAAAGACCAAACGTAACCTTCTTTACCAGTTGAAGCGTCTTTTACTTTGAACCATAATACAGCATCCTTTTCAGAACCTGTGATTTTGAATGATTCACGCATAATTTGTAGGTTATTAGAATAATCTAAAACACCTGATGAACGACCTTCCGGAGATGCAGAACCTTCAGCAAAAGCATTACCATAAATGATAATTTCTGATGCAGACGCTTGAGCAGGGATAGTATCGTTAACATCTAAAGGTACTGCTCTAAATGTTGAAGAACCTGATGTCGCAGAAACAGTTACAGTTGTAACGATTGCTCTAATGTAAGTAGAAGCAGATACAGTTCCTGAAACTGGTTTAATCATGATTAAGTCGTTAAGACGAACTGGTACAGCGCCTGTGTCATAAGCTGTTCCACCTGCTGTATCTCCGTAAGGAGCCTCTTGACCATAAACCAAGTCAGAAGCAGTTACAATAGCGAAATCCGCAAATTGTCCAGCTCCACCCGCTACTGTATTTGTAGCTTTGATTTTAGGCATGATACGATCTTCTTCATAGTGCGCATATTGCAATGAAGATACTGGAGTTTTAGCTCCCGCCATGTCTAATAGACCTGTGATTAACTGAGAACCGTAACGCTTTACAAGCATTTCTCCGATTTCCGGTTTGTGTACGCTGTTAGATATTCCACTAATAGCTCCCAAAGTAGAAACATAGTTCCATTGGGTACGAACGCCATAAGCGCCTGGTGTAAATGATGCCATAATTTATTGTTTGTTTTTTTGTTGTTTTTAATTAGTTAGTTACATTCTTTTGAAAAGCTGTTCTGCAACCTGCTCCTCTATCGTTCTCGATGTTGGATTGTTACCTTGTTTTGCGCCAGAGAAGTCCGTGTTTTTCAAATCGGCCACTACTGTTTTTGTTCCCGCGCTTTTTGCTTGCTCGACTGCTGCCCCTATAATATCCTCGAACTTTTTTAGTTTCAAATACGCTGAAGCTATTTTTCCATGGTCATAGGCTCCTTTCTCGTTTTTGAATAATTCAAAGAATTTAGTCGAATCGTCGTGCATGCTTTTTGTCAATTCTAACGCTTCGCTTCTTTCTTCTTGACTAAACTTCCACTCAAGACTATCTTTATCGGATATCTTTATGTCCATTTTTTCAAGTTGAGATGCTGAATCGTCAACCGACTTATTCCAATTATTTCTGCTTTCCTCCCAAGCTTTGCTTTGAGCTGCTATTTTCGCTTCGTCCTTATCTCCGTTTAGCGCAAGTTCTTGTTGCGTTTTAACTAAATCGTCCTTAGCTTTCTTTGCATCTCTCACTAACTTTAGATTAGCCAACTCCACCGTTTCTTCATCCCACGTATCTTCATCAACTTTGTAGGTTGTTTTGAACTCGTAGTCAATTTCTTTATCACTTAGCTCTGGATTTTCCATCTTGAGTTTCATCTTGATGGCATCCACGTCTGCTAATTGAGTAAAATCCGCGGTTTGTGTTTTCAGAAATAAATCAAATGCTGTATTTGGGTCTTCAAACTTTTTTGAGAACTCGTTTAATTTAGCTACTAAATCATTGGCGTATTCTTGCTTTGGTGTTGATAGGCTTTCTATCTCTTCCCAGCTTTTGAATTTACCGCCCGATTTCTCAGCTAATAATTCCTCAAAACTTTTATTTGTCAAAGAACTTTCTTCTTTCTTTTCTCCCTTCGGCTCTTCAGCTTTAGGTTTTTCCTCCGCTTTCGGAGTTTCTTTTTGGGCTTCCTCAGTTTTTGGAGCTTCTTCCGTTTTTGGCGGTGTTCTGTCTCCTTGTTCTGGCTGTGCCGCATCTATTACTTCAAAATCCTTAGCCTCAATTTCTCCAGCCTCGTTTACGCTTCCGCCTAATGCACCTGCGATTAACTCGCTCATGTGTCCTTGATTCATTTCAATTTAGATTTAAATTTATTATTTTTATTTAGACTAATTCCAAATAGATACACAAATTAGCAAAACATTTTACAAATAATCAAATTATTGTGCAGTTTTTTGCGGTTTCGTATGATTATTTATAATAGTGTTATCGTTTTTTATCTGACCCTGCAAAGAAATCTCCTCCATTTTCTGTTGGTGTTCTTGTGCTGAAAGGTCTGATTTTAACTTATACTCTACCGTTAATCTATCAGCATCCACTTGTATCTTGTGCATCTCTATCTCCGCTTCAGCTTGTTTTGCTGCCATCATTGATTGTTGTTGCACTTGTGCGTTTTGTTGTTGTAACGCCGCGCTTTCTTGCATTCTCTCCTCTTGATACTTTTTCTTTCTGTATATCAAGTATTGAACTGCAAGTTTTATATTATCAAATTCCTCAACCATTACAGCGTCTTCTAAACGAATAGCTTGTGTCTGAAGCTCTTGTTGGATATACATTGAAAGCCTTTGCTTTTCTTCTAAGGTTGCTTTGTATTGTATTTCAATCCCCGAATCCATCATTGTAAAATTCTTCGAGGCTCTTAAATACATCACGGCTTCTGGTCCTAATGCGGACTCAAATATATCTTCGCCTTTTCCATCATCAAACAAATCTTGTATCATTAATGACATAATCTTTGCTGTTCTTTCTGATATACTTTCGTAAGCTTCTTTAATGTGACGTACTGAAGCGTTACTTGCTGCCAACGCCATTTTCTGAATACCTATTAAGGCATCTTTGTCTGGTGTTGAACTATCCGCGGCTTCGTTTAATCCCGTCGCGGTACGCATCATGTTAATATTGTAATCTATAATCTCTACCAATCTACCAATCTCAGGACTTACCCCATTAACCATTGGTGTTATTGCAGAACTATTGATTATTTCTCCCTCAGCATCTTTTGATCGGTAAATAAAGTTACCTGTTTGGGTGTACATTTCAACCATTTCTTTTGGTTTAATGTTCTTTTCACCCATACCAACAGCCATAGACTCTAAAGCTCTTTGGTCAATTGCTACTCCTGGAGGGATAGCCTTACCTATAAGTTGTTGGATTTTAAAATGACATAGCGCTACTTGGTCAGCGAAAGGAATCATTCGCTCTACTAACGACTTGTTTTCCATATCGTAAATATCCGGTGCGAATAGTACTATCGGTAAATACACGTTGGTAGAAATTTTGTTATTCTTTCTGTCGCGTATCATGTTCTTTTGAACTCCGTAACGATACAAGTAATCTGTACCCACTACAAAGAATCCATTGTAACAGTTTTGGACTGTCTTTTCGTGTAGCTTAGTCTTATTGTTTGGTCCTTGCGGAACTTGATAATCAAGACCGCGTTGTTTCATATAATACCCGCCGTTGTTGTTTTTCTTTTCGCTCCATTTTTTTACATCAATGGATGTGAAAGAAAAGTCCATAACTTCTACTAAGAAATTATCATAAGGACGGTACATCATATTGTTATTAGGGTAGTATGAATTACCCCAGCGCCAGTTTGGATTGCCTTGTTTGTTTGCGTTTAACTTAGCTATCTCGTATAAATCCGTTTCGCTTAATTCTCCATTTGCTGAATCTGCTAATTGAGATATTGACATTTGGATAATCTCTCCAACGTATTGTATGTTGTTAAAGTCTGGTTTGTCTGTCCACGATGTTACTAATCGGCAAGGGTCTATTGCTCTTGCTCTAATCATGTTGTTCTCATCGTAGTATGGTCTAACACCCGCGATTTTACAAACTACCAAGTCTCTAATTATTTGGCGCTTGATTGATTTCCAATCACTTGCTGTTAAACAAACTTTCAAACCTTCCTCCATTGCAATTGCATCGGCTATCTTGCCTGTCATTTGCAACCAAAGGTTCATTTCGTCATCGTCTTTAGGAACTGACGCTCCGGCTAATGGGTTTTCTATACCTACTTTTTGTAATTCATCAAGTACTGGTTTTACTAACATTGCTGTTTTTAAAGCCTTTACTACGTCATCTGAATTAGATTTACTGATAGGGTCTAAAGGGTTGCATATAAAGTCATATTCTTGTTGTAAGAATTTATCTACTAATATATCTACGAACTTTGGGATAATTGTTGGTGGCGTCCAATCTATGTTTGCATAGGATGTATCACCGTCCATATCCATTAAGGACTTATACTTGTTTACTGATTGTAAACCTTCCGCGTATTTTCTGTTTATTCGTAATCTACGTTTGTTATCGAAGTTACTAAAATAGTTGTCAGCTATTCGTGCATACATGCTTTTTGCATACATTAGCCCGTACTCTTTGGACTTTTTTACTTCTGGCGATACCTTCTGACTTGGGAAGGTTGCTGTTACTTCGTCTGTTTGCATTTACCTCATTTTATCTTTTTGGCAATATCCCCGCGATTGTTATATTTGGGGAATAACTCAAAGATATTAATTTTATTTTGATTTTGCTTTGGTAAATGTTTTTTTGATGCTATAAGCGCAAGTCCCGAACCAACAGCCTCATCATAGTCTGTCCAATTATCAGGCTCAAACTTACTCCAACATTCAAGTAATCTATTAAACGGACAAACCCCTATCTCTCCATCTTCGTTAAATCCTATCTTGTTGTAAATGTAAGATTGTGTTCCTTCCATTAGGCTTGAACGCGGAGCCTCACCTGTCATTGGTATTCCCTTGCCATCCTTTGACTTTGTTTTTTCGCTATACTCAGTTTGTGTAAACGCGGGCCTTTCCATTAAATAATTAGAGTAACCTCTGTTATCAAAGTAGTTTATTAGTCCATACTTGTTATTCTCTACAAGTAATTCCCATCCATAAAATACACACATCAATATCATGTCCTCAAAAAATGTATTTGGATCGTTCGGGCGATTAACATACTCCACCACAAATATCTCAGAAATAGGCTTCATTGAATCGTGTTTCAGATACCCATAAGAAGCCGCGTTCGATTTCTTGTTACTCGCCGTGTATTTATTATCAAAAGGGTCACATCCAAACACTCCGCAATTTTCATTACCTGGCGCAACCTTTCCGTTTTTAAACTTCTTGTTATTCTGTTCGTCGGCTGGTGGCAACCAAAAAATATTCCATTTGCCTTTAGCGTCATCTTTAAACTCTACAACACCATCCCTATTACCACCCTTCCAAACAAAGTTTCCTGTTCTGTATTTTGGTGGAAATAAGTTGTTGTGATCTATCTGCTCGTAAATTTTCTCAAGGTCATATAGGTTATCATTACCCTCGTTTCTTAACGCTTCCTCCGCTGAGAATGGAAACTGCCTCTTGAACTCGGCTAATTTATTCCTATCCTTCTCTCTTAATTTTCTTTCGTTTTCAAGGTATGATTTAGCCCCAACAGTTATCAGTTTTCCGTCATTACCCATTATGGGTTTCTCTGGTGTTTCTACTACGGACATTCCATACTCGTCAATAAATCCTTCAAACCCATCATACGCAGGAACGAAATAACGGTACATGCCCGAAAGCGTCCTTCCGTTTTCTGACCTTTGCGAATAGTCCGAGCCTTCCCACGTTTTCTTGAATGCTGCCCCGCCCTTTGACATTTCGTTTACTGTGGATGGCATCATTGCTTTTCCTATAATCTTTCTACCTTGCATAAAACAAGGTTTGTGAATGTCGAAAAATCTTTCCGCGTCCATTGTTTCAGCCTTACCTTGCTCATCGAACAAGGCTATCTTCAGCTTTCTACCATCATAAGCATTCTCTACTGAATTTCTCCAATTTATTCTCGTGTTGAGTTCTATTCCGCGCTTTGCTTGTCCTTTTCTTGCTGATTTAGCTGGCGCCGCAAATAGTAATTCTACTTTCGGCCTATCGTTATCCGCCACTACGGGTCTAAAGAACTCAGGCAGGTTTCTGTATAGGTCTACTATCTCACCGAATACGTCTCCCGCATCCTTTCCTGTTTTTGATATAATTCCGCACCACGCATTAAATGTTCGCGTAGCTGTGTTTAGAATGATTGCTTCCGCTTGGGATGTTGCTCCACGCCTTCTGAATTTTAATTGTATTTCCCCAAGACACTCTTCATCCTCTTCGCATATTTGCCAAAAGTAAAACGCGCGTCTATCTACATCCCTATAATCAGGAAATCCAAAACTAAATTGGCACCAGTTTAAATGAAAGTAGTGATGACCCGTAATGTATGTTGGTGTTCCATTGCTGTAAAACCAATACCCATCGTTTCTGCGTTTGAACTCTTGCAGTATAAACTCGTCTTGTTCTTTTTCCGGTAACTCATAAAACTCATTAGGTAGTTCATTCCTCGTCCACTTCTGTTCTTTTTTTGGCAATCCATACCCTGCGATTTTGTGTTTTTGTGGCTGTGGAGGTAACTCAAACGATATATCTTCGTAAAGTGCCTCCGTCATTTGCCAAGTGATTTCATTAATAATTTCTCCGCATGACCTGTTTTGTCAAGCTGCTCTTTCTTTGCTAACTCCTCTCTGTCTTCTACAGACATTTTAGCTCTTAGATTATCTAACTTTGTTAAGTAGTCGTCTATTTCCTTAAAATATTTAGTGGCTCTATCAAACTCTTTATCGTCTTTACTACCAAACATTTCTATCCTCCCCCTCATTACTCTTGTGGTAACTCCGTCAATAACCATATCCTCTTCTCTTATCTGAAGTTGGTCTGACCAATCGTTAATTTGTCCAAGGATGGTTAGGTAGTGTTTTGTGTGAGGGCTTTTTGTTAGTTCTAACAATTTAGCCTCAATGTGGTTGATATATTCTTCCCACGCTTTATCCTTTAGTTTTGTTTCGGGACGATTCATTTTAATTTAGATTTAGAATGCCACGAAGTTAAACAAAAAAAGCTGAACATTTAAGTCCAGCTTTTTTCGCTTATTTTACTCCTATGAAAAGTATTGTTTATGCTACACGATAAACTACCGCAGCAGTCGGGCTTGTAAAATAGAATCTAAAGATACCAACTTTGTGAGTAGTGGTTACTGTAAGTGTGTTACCACCAGTTACTGCTCCTACTGGCGCCGTGATAGAACCATCTAATGTTAATGTGATAGTGCTTGCTCCAGCGCTGTTGTCAATTGCTAAGTCAAATTGTGTACCAACTCCACCACCAGAGATTAAAGCTAAAATAGAAGCCGCTGTTGGTGTTGTTAGTGCTACCACAGCAGCACTTGTTGATGTAATCGCTCCACCTAACATTTGAGCCGCAGTAAGCGTATCTGTTACGTTTTCAGCAGATGCTGTTGGAACCGTGATTAATGAACCGTCTTTTAAAACAGCAGAGTCTACAGAAACACCTACACCTACAACTTGTTCGTTTACTTCGCTTGTTACTATACCGTTTGCGTCAAACAACGCTACTAATGCTCCGTCTTGAGAGAAACCAGTCTGTGTTGCAGACACTAAGTAAAGACCCGTGTTTGTTGCTCCTACTTGAACAGCGGGTGTTCCTACAGCTCCTGCGCCAGATAGAGCAGTTGTGTATTCTATGCCTCCTGTAAAGTTTTTAGCTCCACTTACAGTTTGTGATGTTGAAAGAGTTACGTATGTTGCAGCAGCTTCGTCAATTGCAGTATTGATGTAAGTTACAAAAGCAGCAGCGTCTTGGTCTGAGTTTAATGTTAATTGGTCTTTTGCAGCGCCATCGTTGTTGTATAAAAACAAACCTAACTGGTTGTCAATCAAGCCGACTTTAGTTGCTTGGATTAAATTTCCTACTTCAGCAACGATATAAACCGATGTGTTGTCTGTAGTTACTGTCCAATTGTTTTCGATTGTAGCAACTTTTGTAGCCCCAACGTAGTCTGTAATTTTACGAACTTGACCGATACCTGTTCCTTCAGTAATGTAGCAATACATGTTATTGTAAACATCATTTGTTGCAGAAGTTCCTGTCAACGTGATAGTTCCCGCGGCTCCTGCTGTTGCAGTTCCTGTAACTACAGTTGCCATTGAATCCAATACAACTGGAATCATTCCGTCAATTGCTCCGCCTTGAAACGAACAAGCGTCAATGTCTTTTCCGTCTAAAGTAACTTGAGTTTTAATACCCTTGTTTGAAACGTAAGTAACGATACAGTCTGTCTCACCAGCCTTTTGCAATACCGTTGTAATATCTTCTGCGGGAATGTTGATTGTTGTTCCCGTCGCTAAATCTGTACCTGAAAGTAATGTTGCCATTATATAATTTGTTTAAAAAGTTTAATTTTTACGAAATCAAAATTACTAATTATTTTTAAACCTACAATTTTATTTTAAGTATTTTAGTCCTTCGCGTACAAATTTTGGTATTTCAACTACTAATGAGTTTTTTCTTATTCTTATTCCTGTGTGGTAAGTTCCTATTTTGGTTAGTTTAATTTCCCCGCGTCCCGACTTTTCAATCAGCACGTCTTCGTCAAAACCATCATAATACTTCCGCGGCTCACTCTCGCAAACCGCGGACAATATTACGCCATCATCGGTAGTTTCTCTTGCGTATACAATCCATTCTGAATTATCCTTGCCTGTAAAATGTTGTCCTATTGGTATTTTCATAAGTTAAAAAGGACATTCCTCCTCGATTATTGGTGAATCAAAACTTGTGTTTGGTGTTAATCCTGGGAATTGGTTTGATGGTTGTGGTTCCAATGTTATCTGCCCGTTTTTTATTTTATGGTATTCCTCTACGGGATTAGTCCCATCTTCAAGACAAACGAAACCTGTTCCATGCGGAAGCATTGATAATTTTACAGGAGATTCGTATGGTGTTGGTTTTCCGCCAGTTTCTGTTTCTTTTATTTTTCTAACGTGGATTTGCGTAATCATCCAATCGTCAACGTGTTGGGTTAATCTGTGTAGTGTTATAAAATCATCAGCTTTGTTCGCGAATTTACCACCACCCTCGGTATCTGCTTTATTTGGAGCCTTTGGGTCGCCTCCCGCGGTTTTATCTCTAAGGGCTGCTGTAACGGCGTGGCAGTTTAAATAAACACAACAATCATTCTTTCTACCCCACAATTTCATTTCACTTGCTGCTTGGTAATGATATTCGTGCGTACTCAATTTGCTTCTGTCGTTTAACTCTATTGTTAGTGAATTATACGGGTCAATTAAGAAGCCTTTGTAATCGTCTTTGGCTAACAACTTAGTACCCATATTTAGAACATCTTTGTAATTTAAAAGCTCCTCTGTTTTTATAACTTTAAAGTATTTCATGCAGAATTGATACGCCTCGTTGTATTGCAAGTCATTCATTTTACTCAATTCCTTTCCGTAATAAAACTCCATAAGTCTTCTAAATACTCCGCCAGTTCTATTTTCGCTTGAGTATATTATCCATTTCCACCCATGAAACATTGCTGATAATAAAGCTAAATACCAAATAACAGTAGACTTGCCCACGTTGTCGTGTCCGTTAACAACAACAAAGTTTCCGCTTTTAAAAAGGAAATGCTTGTCTAAATGTTTTATTCCTGTTGATTTACCCATTTCAAAAGAACCATCTCTAACCTGCGTTAGATAATCGGTAAGTTCTTTATCATTGGCGACAAAACTAATATCGTCGTCAAGTAGGCTTATTTTGCTTGAAACTTCTTGCTCTATTTTATTCTCAAATCTCTCTCCGTAGCCTAAGTCATAAAGTTTTCTTGACGCCTCTGAATAATCTCCCCCGCATTCCAATATTGAAAAAACAGCGTATGGCAAATATGCTTTTTGAGAGTCAAACTCGGTAGATGTGGAAAATACAGAAAACCATTTCTTTTCGTAATCATAGTTTCCAGATGTTTTAGCGTCCGAAGCTCCAGGTCTTTTTAAGAAAGCTTTGTTTCTTTGTTGGTAAACAACTGACCATCCAGCAGATTCTAACAAACTAACGACGTCTCCTCTATCATTGTAATCCTCAAATGGACTTACGCCCTTTGATGATTTCTTTGGCTGAACTTTTGGTTTAAATTCAGGTTTTGGTATCTCGTCAAATTCGCGGGCAATTCCAAAAACCGCGTTTCTTTCCTCTACCGTAACTTCTTTTATATCCAACAAGCTACCCTTTTTTACAGAATAACCTTCTGTCGGGTATATTGCAATATAACCTCCATTACCTCTTGTTTCTAAAAGAACTCTAATTTTATCTCCTTCTTTTGATTTTTCAGCTTTTATGATTGCTTCGTTTATCGCCAATCCTTTAGATAACTCTTTATCTAATGTTTTTTTAAAGCTCTCCTCACGCTCTTCTAAAGTTGTTGGCCTATTTGCTAATTTAAGATTTCCGCTTTTTTCAGAGCATCTGTAAATAAAATGGTACCCATTGTTTTTTGTTTTTTGAACCGTAATCTTGTTTAGGAAGTCAGGACAAACTTCTTTTATCCTATCCACAAACTTAATAAACAACTCTCCCGTACGGTCATACTTCAAGTCTATATCAATAGCTTCTACATTTCCATTCATTTCCATACCAAATCCAAAAGCATCTTCCACTTTTAACGAGCCTTGGTAATTATACCAACTCTTTATCCCCTCCTGCAATTTAGGATTCTTTGTTTTGTCCAACGGGAATACATTATGCCCATTCTCTCTTAATTTTTCTACTATTTCCATTTTAACTATTGCTTGATTGTTTCCACATTGCTTTTATTTTAGCTTCCGTGTCTGATATTGGTTGACTTGTATTTTTTTGAAATGATGCGTTAAAGAATTTCTCGAACTTGTCTGGGCGGGATATAAACTCTAAGGTTAAAAACTTAAAGTTTGTACTTATGTGATACTCGTCTTTTGAGCAGTTGAATATAGCAACTCTAACATCGTCTTCGGTATAGTTTTTAGCCAGCTTGTCTAAGTTAGTAATTGCTTTATCTATAACTACTTTATATTTCTTGTTAGTTAAACTATTAATATATTCCAAAAGGGACATGTAATTATATTGTTTAACTATTGGTTTAATATCTGTTATACATTCGCCCTGTGGGGCAAATGGAGTTTCCTCCTTTGGCAAATGGATTTCACCGTTAAGGCAGTACCAATTAGACCTATCGTATTTGTTTTCATTAAAGTTACCTTTACTAATAATACCATGGCTTTCAAGATTTCCAAGAGCTGTTCTTATTTGTTTTTCAGTTAAATAAGGGAATAGTTCGGAAAAAGCTTTTATGGAATTATAAGTCCAATACGAACCTTCGTGAAGGTGTTTTTTATTTGCTTTGTTTTTTGCAACCCAAAAACGAATATTGTTTAATATTATAGCAGAATTAACACCGTACTTACGAGCGTCGTCTATGTCAAATTGATGGTTCATTATTTTGTTTTTTTATTATTATTTAACAATCATTAGTATTTGTGTAATTGCTTGTGTAATGATTTACTTCGTATTCATGAAAGTATTTCCAAACAGACTCTGCTAATTGTTTAATGGAGTAGATTGGAAATTTGTGCCAATAAACATTTAAGTTCCCTTTACAATCAATAACTTTTTCAATATATTTATCAATGTCATGATAAATAAACAACGCCTCAACGGCTTTCATTCGAGAACACGATGGTTCCTCATAACGACTATACTTCATTTGTTAAAATGTTAGTTTACACCAACGAATCTTGGGGAGAGGTAACCATCACGAAACCCGCTACGCCCAAGACTGTTGGAATATGTTAAATAAAAATTTTTGCTATTCATGTGATGGTTGAGAATGCGTTACAAATGTAGTAAAGGTTTTTTACCTACCAAATTTATTTTCTATTCAGATAGGAAAATTTCTATATTATCCTCATTTAGAATGAAATACTTTTTATCTTTTACTGTTATTTCATCGCGGCGATCTAATCCTTTTCGGTACATTATTCTATCTCCTTGGTGTAATTGGCAACCCATCCCGGCTCTTACAATTCTTCCCTCAGTAAATTTACTCACCCTTCCGTCATTATCTACGGCAACCTTTGGTATAATTAAACTGGTGTTTCCTATCTTTATCTCTCTTTCTACTTCTAAAGCCTTTACAACGTAGTTCCTTGGTGTTGGTATATAATCCCCACCTTCGGTAATTGCAGCCAATAGGCTCTGCTCATACATTCGGTAAATACGTTTTCCATTAACCGTTAATTCATAGTCGTGGTTGGCTTTAAAAAATACTCTCAATCCTATTAAATCTTCGTTTTGTGAGTAGCGTACAATTCCCTCTCGACGTTCTCTATCAGCAACAGTCTTTGTAAATATTCCCGATTTTGTCTTAATATCAGATTCAGATTCCTCTATGTAGTCCACTAAAACGTGTGGTCCGTAAGAATGATGGTAGCCTGCTGATTGTAAATCTTCCCCGCGTTTCCTTGCGAAAATATTAGTGTAAGATAGTTTGTAAAATTCCTTCTCCCCCCCTTCAGAAATGTCGTTTTCCTCCGAGCAAGTAAAGTGGTGAAAATACACAGTATCCCCAGGTTCAATATTAGGTAAGCAAAAGCGCGGATTAGATGGCAAAGACACTATAACACCCTCTTGTGTAATGTGTTGCATCTCTTGAAAACGTGTATCTAAAAATAGTTTTTTGTCACCAATAGTAATGGTGTCTTCTGAAGCGCGGTCAACTTTTACCACGTATTCCTTGATTAATGTAGTCATATTTATATTTGAATTTAATTATTCAAATATAGTAAAACTATACCAATTTGGAGATGTTAATGAAATGGTTATTGGTCTTCTCTTGTGTTGATGCTGCCCGTGACATAAGCTGGAGTACCTGTTGTTGATTTAGCAGCTAATGTTATCCACTCGCCCGGTTGCAAGGTTACTTCTTCAGCGTTATAATTTCCATTACCGAAATGATGGTCTATTTCTCCTGTATCTCCTAAGTGTCCTGTCCAAAGTAACTGGTCGCCTGTTGTATAAGTTACAGTTGTTGCTGCGATGTCATAAACAGAACAACTATTAGTTGATAATGTTTGAAAGTTTGGATTACCTGCTAATGTACCTTGTCTGATTAAATAATAAATAACAGGCGATGTATGTTTAATTGCACCCGATACGCTCAATAAATTTATAACTGCTTGATTTGCCTTACCTGCATAGTAGCGAGTATTCATAATCGTAAACAAGGCTTGAAGATTAACCGCTCCAACATTTGTTAATTGATTGATGTAACTAAATCTATTACCTTGAAGCATTTTAGCACCCTCAATAAAACCAGCAAACGAACCAACGCTTACACCTACATTTGTTGTGCTACCTGCACTATAAGCAGCCATTGTAAACGGAAACGATGGATTAGTAAAAGTTGGAGCAGTTAAAGTATTCGGTAATCTTAATGTATGTACTGCTACCCACGTTGCATTATTAGTTCCCTCTGATGCTGTTTCGACTTTAAAGTCTATCGCTCCAAAGCCTAAGTATTGTATTCCTATTTCAAATACATTACCCTTTGTCGGGTCTAATAAAACACCACTTGGATTGTTAGCACTATCGCTTCCATCCATTCTATCCCCATTCCATTCTGATTGAGGAATAAAAGTATCAACACTTGCTGCACCTGCCTTAGTTACTGCAATGGTAGCCGCTGCTCCTGTTGTTCCTGCTGCGAATGTTTGAGTACCTGCTGATACCCCTGCCGATTTGCGAACAAATATAACAGTTGCTCCACTTGCATAAGCATCCCATCCTGTATAACTTGCGTAGGTGCTTATCTCGTAAACGGTTCTTTGAATATTTGAAGCTGCTGTTAATGGCACTACAAACGCTGTTCCGTTTAAAGTTATAGTACAATTACTTGCACTTGTCGCACCTGTGGTAACTGTTAATGTTTTAATCTCACGAACTCCACCACGAACATACAAAATACCAAATCTTGTATCGGTTAAATCGTTAGTGTTTCCATAACCAAAATAAACACCATCGGAAGCAGTTCCAAAACCTGCGATTGCATAAGAATAAGCAATAGGTGCGGTGTATAATGCTGTAAATCTTCCAACAACTCCTTGACCTGCTCTATATCTTAATCTTTTACGACCTAATAAAACACCCTGCGAATAAATGGTTACTCCTGTTTCAACTTTAAATAAATTATTTGCACCTGTAACAGCACCACTACCACTTGTTACTGATGCTTGTACTTGACCACTATTTAATCCATACACAGCATCTGTTTGGAACACTGGTGTAAGGTTTTCAACGTGAAGAGAACCAAATGGATTAAGAGGTCCATGTATTTCAACTTCCATGTGCCCCTCAGCAGATACAGGAACAAATTTATAAGTTCCGTTATTTAATAGTCCCATTAAAACAGAACGAGTTACTAAACTATCTGCATCTGGTTGAACGGTACTATTTAAAGAACTTGTTAATTGCGGCTGACTGCCATACATAGTTTGCAATCTTAAATAAGTCTGATTGCTTACGCTTGTATTAGTGAATCTTACCCTACAATATCTTCGAGTTACTGTTATTCTATGAACCTCATTAACCGATGCGGAAACACTAAAGGAAAGTGAACTATCCCAATTAGTATTGTCGGGACTAAACTCAATATAAAGAGTACCTGCTTGGTCTGTTTTTAACGCACACTCCATAGAGTTAAACCTTAAAACGTCTTCGCCAGTACCTGTAAAAGTTGCCCCTGCATTTAATAAAGTAGATGTGCTATTGACAGTTGATAAAGTGTTTTCAATATTAGCACCGCTTGAAGTAACTATCTGTGTTTTTTGAGAACCGTCTGTTTGTTTTACTGACGTGGCAAGCAAAGAAGTGTCTACAGTTACAGTTCCGCTAATAGGAACAGGGGTTGCTCTTAACTCATCGTCCGTTAATGGTTGGTCTAACCCAGTATCAACGGGAACAGCCGAGGCGCGCAACTCTGCATCAGTAAGCGGCGAATTGTCCAACTGCTCTTGCAGCTTCTCATTCGTTAAAACTTGCTCGGTTTTGGTAGAAACTTTGGTGTCTATGCCTGCCAACGACTCTTCAGCCGTAGGTATTTTAACCTCTGTTATTTTTCTTATTTGGTCATTTATACCCATTACACAAAGTATTCTATGATTAAAGGTAAGTTAACAAAATGCTTCCACAAACTAATTTCTTTATTTTTCTCAACATAAATCTCATACCTAACTTCTTTAAAAAAGTCGTAATGAGTTTCGTTAAATAAGATTTCGTGTACAGTAAAACCAGCGTTTGGCATATATTTACCTACCTCATAATGAAAGCCATCCTTCTGACCACCTACAATTATCTTTCTAATTTTCGCTTCTACGCGGTATCGCTCTTCCATTTAATTTTATAATTTCGTAACCCAATCGCTCCAAAGCCGGGAAAAATCTCCCACCAAAGCAATCTACGCAAATACGCTCATCCTCTATATCAAACATCTCTTCCACCTCTGTCATTTTTCTACAGCAAGTACAAGAATATTTTTCAGATTTGACTATAATTCGCATATCCCAAAATTAATAAAAATTATTCAACTTTATCCTCTCCGCAAGAATTAATCATATAACCCCACAAAATAAGTATCCCAAGGGTAACTAATGTAATAAACATAAATATTTCTTTTTTTACAAAAATAGTGTTGTTTATTTAAAAACTACTACTATATTTGCAGATATAAATACATAATTATTAACAATATGATTTTAGGAAAGAGAATTATGAAGTTGGGAAAAGAGATAAAAATCTCACCAAAAAGCGTGGGAATTATTACGCCACCACAACACCAAGTTACATTCGACACTCAAATGGTAGAAATACCCTTTACGGTTGGACCAAACCAATCAGGAGTAGTGTACATAGAACTCGAAGCAGTTTTAGCGCTAAACAAAGGAGCAAAGCTCGAAACAACTTCCAACGTAGAACTTAGAAAAACTGTATAAATGTCAAGATTCTTTTACTTCAGCCACGAATACCGCAGAGGTTTCATTAGAATTTTCAACTTTGGAGTAAAATGGAAGGATATAAGTATCCACGGATTAACATTCTCCCAGCGTTATGAAATAGAAAAAGGTATCCAAATAGGTGTTTGGAGAATAGGATTTTTAAATTAAATACCCGTCATGAAAGAAATATCAGACATAAAGAGTGAGAAAATAGAGGTTCACCAGGAAGTAAACCAACAGAAAGAATACAAGCTGATTGGCCAAATGCAACTTAAAACAGGTTGCAAACTTTGGGGATTTAACCCAGAGACGCAAGAAATGAAGGAAATTGTAACTACAGCGCCGGATTCACTAACCATAAACGGTGAGCCATTAGCAAACAGAAAAGCAGATTACAACCATAACCTTATATATGTACAAGCCATCAATAAAAAGAACGCAGCTAAAAAAGTACTTAAACTTTTAACTATTTCAGTATGATAGACACTATTAATGAATTTATGGCTGTTGTATTCAATGGGGAAAAGAGAATCGCGGAGGTTCCTTGCAAATATATCCAAAGCTCGCAAAATTCTACAGACATAATAGGATGGATGAACGGATCGGACGGAAATAACCTACTCGCATCATTTAATAAGTCTAACGATGTTATTTTACAACTAAGAGTTCTACCTAAACCTGAGTATTACAAGAGATTGGTTACTGAAGAAATAGTAGAAAAGGCTACCCAATATTGCGAAATCGCGGGTATTGACAACCAAACAAGAGAAAACATAATAGAATTTACACTAAAATACACAACAAACGAATTATGAAGTACAAGCACAAAAAAACTGGACAAATCGTTACTAAGGGGGTGGATGGATTATTTCATTCCCAACAAGGCGGATACACATTGCAAAGATGGATATTTGAAGATTCTAACGACTGGCAATTAGTAATAGAAAACGCAGCAGATTTTGAACCAAAGAAACCGTGGGAAATATACCCCGACTTTAAATCTACAGTTAAACCAGACAAAGAAGGATGGGCATACTCACTAAACGGAGCTATAGAAAAAAGAAAACAACTTGTTTGCTACCCTTATGTAACATCTGAAGTAATAGCTAAAAGACAATTAGCAGAGATACAGTTAATGGCAATAGCTGAAGCGTGGAATGATATCACATTAATAAATGGAACTCACTCTATTACAATGGACCAGTACACAGAGTTAAACGTAACACGGATATTAGGCGTAATGACAGGCGACATATATTTTGTATCAAAAGAATTAGCTGAAAAATCTCTCGAACTACACAAAGAATTGTGGAATGATTACTACTGTATATAATTAAAAAATCCCCAACCTAATCAGCGTCCAAATGGAGACAAATGGTGTTAGCCTGTGCCGATGGTATTCGCGAATAGGGCGGAAATAAGGGTTAAAAAACTACTACATATTATGATAATCAACGGAATAACAATAGAACGATACCAAGAAGCCGATAACCAAGTAGGCTCGGAACACGCAACCGCGGAAGTTAAACGAATAATAATAAAAGTATGCTCCTGCATAGCAACATGTAATTGTAAATAATACCTTTGCACCCTAACCAACAAACAAAAAAACAATGAAAAAACTTATCTTCATCCTCGCAGCAATCGGATTACTAACATCTTCCATAGTAGCTTTCTACTTCATTACCCACCCCGCAGAACCCAAAATCGCGGGTAATTACACCAACGTAACAGTAACAAATAGTTCCAACCAAGATAGTGTTAAAGTATTCCTAACAATCCAAGCACCCAACTCAGTATTAGGACTATTCGGAATTACAGATACCATTAACACAAGCAAAGGATACTTCTACGCAAAAAAAGACTCCACATACTCCCTTAACAAAACAACAGAACTACTCGGAGCAGTAATATCCTTCGTAGGAGATAACAACCCCTGCCAAATAACAATCCCACAAGGATACCCACAAGGTATAAACATATTCGAGTTCAGTATCAACACCAAATACGAAAGCTTCGATGTTTCACTCGTAGATGGCCTAAACGCAATCCTCAAAATCACAGCAGACTCAACATGGACAACCGGCGATTACCCAAACCAAACCAA